CTCATTTGTTTTTAATATTTAAGAGATTGCCGATTACGATCCAGATAGCTTGATCTAGTTCACTCATCGGTTTTGACGATACGACCTGTCTCCAGATCAACTACATAGGTTTCAGAGAACCACTCTTGATGCGTTATAGCATCTTCAACGTTTGTATATTCAGACATGATGTTATATTTGATGCGGAGCTTTAGCTCCTTTGTTTATATTTAATATTACTAACTAACAACAAACTCTCTTTTTAATACTACACCATCTAGCGTAGTGAAAATCAGAGAGAGCTCTCAATCTAATCTCCGGCCGCTCCCTAGCGTGTCCTTTGATTACCAGCGTCGATAGCTGGAAGCCACTCTACCGCAATGGCTCGATTTTCTCGTTTTTCGAGGGAGGATCTCGTCTGGATTCACTCCAGATGGGCAGGGACGAAGTCCCCCGTCGTGCTTTGTGCCAAGGCTGTTAGGCAAGGTTCGGGGAGTCTTTGATACCCCCATGGCGACGGTGATTTGCTGTCTCACCCAGTTGAGCTGGACGTTGCTTTCTTCGGGATTCGGAACGTCGTTGCCTCCCATTGCCGATCTGGCTAGGTGGGCTACTTTTTTCCTCATCAAAGATAGGCGTAAGCCGTGAGGAAAAAATAGAACACCGACGACAGGAGGTATGGGTAAAGGCAACAGTGACGATAATCCCGTAAGCAACGACAGATCACAGGGAGACGCAAAATTACAGCCATGGGACAAGGTATCAAGAATCCAACCGAACCCTAACGCCTGCACAAGCACAAGACGGAATCCTGCCCAATCAGTGAATCAGACAAGAGATCCAGAAAAACAGAAAGAGAGCATCATTGCGTAGTGGCGAAAGCTATAGCTGGAATAAAGACACGCCGGAAGGCCGAGATTAGGCAGAGAGTTCTCGAATGAATCAACGCCCTAAACCGCCGCAGGCGGCAACCTACATCATGCTCAAGGCGAAGCATGAGCTAGAGCCCAAATGATTGACAGAGTGTCACAGCTATGTAAACCTATGCAAATACCTATGCCAAAACCGCTAGCAATTGATAAGAAAGAAGTGCATGCAACTTACCTTGCAACTGGCTCGCTACAAGAGACAGCACGTCTACATGGACTAAAAGATAGCACCATCAGACAATGGGCTAAACGATACAACTGGGAGACTGCTCGTAACGTAGAAAAATTACGAGAGAAGGCTGATGCAATTGTAGAGCTTAAAAGAGAAAGAGGTCATGATGATGTAACTTTGGTGTCACGATCCGCTGATGCTTTAGCTTTACACTTGGAGAATAGTGCACATACATTCAAGACCAACATGGCTGGAGTGCTCGCTAAGTCTAGCGAAGCGTTAGCTGAGATGGATGGTTACACGGCATTAGACAACAGCCGTAGGATGGTGGATTTAGCGGCGACAGCCGCTAAAGTATTTCCATCTATGGCTGATGAGGCGAAGTTACAGGTTAACTTGTTGAATATGAGTTTGGATGGGTTTGCGAGGACTGGAGCGTAAGGAGCAAGCGAGTAGGATAAGCGGATGCGTAGCGAATGTAGCTGAAGCGTTGCGACGAGCGTAGCGACGATAAGGGATAGGCTTATCAAGGAATGACAAAAGAGCTCGGTTCTTTTGCGAGCCGAGCCCCGGCGAGGCGAGAATGATCTCAGATAAGCCCCCTTATCTAGTAGCGAGGGAAGCAGAGCGGAAGCGTCATGAGCGTTGCAGGAGCGTTCCGTGCGAGCGTGACTGGAGCAAGGACTTATGCAGGTAATGCTCGAAAGAACGGTCGAAGACAGTTCCTGAGAGCGTTAGTGAAGCGACCAGCATAAGGCCGTATAAGGACGAGCATAGATTAATTCTGAGCGAAGCGAAGCTCAATTGTTTCCTAGCGGCCTGACCATGACTAAGGAATCTATTATTTCCTCGGTGGCCGCTGACGGGCACCGGGGTCAGTGCAAGTTGGTGTGGAGCCTTAGTTCAAGAATATACCCCATAATATTTTTCCTAAAAACCCCTGTCACTTTCTCTTCTTCTGTTTGGAAACAGATTGTGAATTGAAGTGAACTTTACCGAAGATCGTTCGCTCTGCGAGCTCACGTGGTAGTGATTGGATATGGATTTTGAGGCGTAGGAAGTGTTCTGGTTCTAGGAACTTGACTAGATGGGAATAGTCGGCACCTTCGGTGGCTAATTTCGTTGCTTCTTTGAGGGAGTGAGTTGAGAGGTCTGAATGTTGGTGAAGCATAGATATGTTTATGATTTAGACATGTTGGAGATGACATGTCGATGAAATTGAGTTTTGTATACACATACTCAAAAAGAAAGAAGGAAATGATATAAAGGAAGAAAGAAAAAGGCATAAGAAGCCCTAGGCGATACTAGAGCTTCTGCACTCCCTCGGCTTCAAGTATGACCTATAGAGCCTTATCTGCTGGGTGGATTGGAGTGAGAGGGAACTAGGTTCTGAAATTAGTTCCTCAAATTAAGAACAGGCGGCAATTCCTGTTCTCTTGACCTTCCCCAGCGAGCCGACCTACTTCGATTCTCGGTGGGTACACCAGAAAGTGAATCTTGTTCACGATCTGCTTGCACGATATGCTGAGATGTGGGTAGTGTCAAGCGTCATGAAGATACTTTCTAATGGAATAGCAGTTATTGAAGGGGACACGCATATTTCGGCGTGGGTAGCCTCCGAGGGTCGGCTAGACCATGATCAGTATTCCCTGCCAATTATTCTGGAGCATATCAAGGAGGGGGACTGGGTGGTTGATGGAGGAGCGTTTATTGGCGACCACACGATTGCTTATTTGAAATCTGTTGGAGACTCTGGACGAGTTTTTGCCTTTGAGCCTAATTTAGAAGCATTTGAGTGTTTGGAGCATAACTGCAATAGTGCGGTTTGTTATCCTTATGGGCTTGGGAGCATTAGGGAGAAAAAGAATTTTTTTAAAAACAAGAATGTCGGGGCTAGCTCTGTAAGCGATATTGGTGGCGATGAGATTGTTGTAACTAGCCTGGATTCCTATGACCTTCCACGCCTTGACTTCTTAAAGCTGGATGTGGAGGGATACGAATTAAAAGCCCTACAAGGTGCTGAGGAGACTATTGCGACTCATCGCCCCAAGATGTGGATTGAGATCAACAGAGGGGCATTAGGGCGTCAGGGAGCTAGTGGTAAAGACATCTTTGCATTCCTGACTGACTATGATTACGATATTGAGCCTTATCCAGAAGAGGGTGGCGATCAGTATGACATCCTTTGCCTGCCCCGATGATGGATATTTTTATTAGGTCTTATAAGGGAGACTTCAAGTGGCTTGAATTGTGCTTGAAGAGCATCAAGAAGAATGCTCATGGATTTGGTAAACTACATATTGCTATTCCTGCCGAACATATTGACGAGATGCCGCCATGTGAAGGTGAGGTGCATCTGGTTAAGGGATGGGAGGACGACTACCTAGGCCAGCAGAGTGATAAGCTGTATAGCGACATGCATTGCAGGAGCAGGTATGTGTTGTGCCTAGATTCGGATTGCATTATTACTGAAGAGCTTAGACCTGAGTATCTGTTTGTAAATGAGAAGCCAATCTGGTTGTATGAGGGATTGACGAGAGGTCAGTCTCCTTGGCCTATGATTACAGAGGAGATACTGGGATTTGACCCTCAATACGAGTTCATGAGGAGGCATCCATTTGTTTTTGACAGGGAATGTCTGATTGAGTTTAGGCGATTCATGTTTAATAGATATAATCAAGCGTTGCATTTGACAATTAAACAGCGTCCATTTCATTCATTTAGTGAGTTTAATGCCTATGGTGCATGGTGTTATAAGTATTCTAAGATGAGTTATAGCTGGTGCACTCCTGACATGGTTCCTATTTATATTAAGCAGTATAGGAGCTGGGATGGGCTGAGTGATGACATTAGAAAAGAAATTGAGAACATCCTTGCGGATTAGAATGTAGGCTACTAATTTGCCAGCATGTCTTCCGTTCGCCCCATGCCTGACGACGATCCAGATGCGATAATTGCGGAGGAGGTGCTTAATCAAGTAAGAGGGATACTGGGGGAGCACTTTGACGTAGGGTTGGTTCTGCTAACAAGAGAGACGCCGGAAGGGATAACTAGCTACCATAGCACGGAATTTGGAAATAAATTTGCCCTACGGGGTATGGTGCAGAGTTATGTGAGTGGTGAGTTAGATACTGAAGATCAATACGAGGAATAGGGTTGACTTAGTTAAGTAAGGTTAGTATCTGTAGATTGCTCATGGCTTCCCTAACTTTTGCACAGGCTAAAACTCTTTTGGCTCCCTTCGTTTCTTCGCAGGGGGCTAGTGATCCTGTGGTAGCCACGGCTATCAATCTGGTTAACGAGAGGTTTATCAGCTCTGGTCAATGGAGGGGCAACAGATTCATCCATTCATTTGATGTCTCTATTGACGAGGATGGCAACTATTATTTCGACACCATCCCCGGCATTGAGTCTGTGCTTAAGGTGTTGGCTATTGACTCTGATAAGCAGGGAGAGATTGTTGACATTATGGGGGACTGGTATCCTTGGAATGATGCTGGCCTTGGGTTTATGTCTCCTACCTATGCCGGCGACACTCAGGTTATTCGTCAGGGGAACACGCCTGCCAATGCCCTTCCTTCTCAGGTTACGGCAGAGACTCAGCGTTATCGTGTTGTTGGCAGGGTGCCAGAGACTCGCACAATGTATTGTATTGTTCGCAGGGGGTATGTGCCACTTGTTAACGACACTGATCTTCTTGTCCCATCTAATCGTAACGCATATCGTTATGGGATACAGGCATATAACTACGAGAATGTTAATGAGCTTGAGAGGGCTAGCCTGTATTGGGATCTTGCCGCTAGGTGCTTGAATGATGAGACTACTTCCTTTGAGGAGGGAGATCAGAACCAAGTTGACATTCAAACCAAAGCATTTGCTCCAAGC